ATTAGAACCTGTTGCTGGTAAATGGTCATCCCACTTTAATTCTATCTTAGGAGAGTATATTGTATTAGTTTGTCTTGAGAAAAATTTAATATCTTCAAAACTACCACTTGATGTTTCTCTACTGCCAGATATTCTCACTAACATACCATAGTTATCATTTACACCACCAAACCATTTTTTAGCCATAGTGGTTATATTCATATTTACATCCGGTGATTCAGACGAAAATACTTGTGTTGTTTCATCACTAGCTATATAAGTACCACCAGGATTTGTCCAACTTATTTCAGAAGCACCATCTCTATTTTTTCTATATAACCAACTACAACCATCTGTTGTTTTTGGAACATCTATTTCTTTACCAATACCCTCATCCCACTCTTGACTTAGTGGATAAGCAGCAATTGTATATTCTTCACTTAAACCACTTGTTCCCTCTGTTTCATAAAGTCTAAGATTTAACTGATAGTCATTTGGTAAAACAGATGAACTAATATAGTTTTCTATTTCATCAGTATCAAATTGGAGAAGAACACGAGTTGGATGAGAAAATGTTCTGTCAAAAAATACTTTTTTTAATTCAAGTATTTCATCTTGTCCTACATTTTTATTTTTAAAATCTTCACCTGTAATTTGGTCTGAACCACTATTAATAAAAGTATCTTTGGTTGTAAAAAAATATTTATGCATTATATCACCTTTCCATATATGTCTTGGTTAGGGTTTCTTAATTCAAATACAGCAGGTGATACAGATGGTCTAATTACTGTATGTATGAATTCATTATCACCTTGATTAGCATTTGAAAAATTATATTGAAATCCGTAACCAGTATCTCCATCTGATACTGTGTCACCATCACCTTGAAAGGAGTATAATTTTCTACCCTCTGCATATTCACCTGGTTTACCATCTTGAAATAATAATAATTCTTTTATACCAATTACACCATCTAATCCCAATATATTATATTGTAAATCACTTATGTTTATTGATTGTCTAAATTGCATTTTTTCTACTCTAAAAAAGTTTTTTATTTCTTCAATTACATTTAATTTAACTTCTGTTGGATTGAATCTTCTATCATAATTAACAATAAAACGAACACCAAAATTAATTATATAAGCAGAAAATAATGTATTATTAAGATTAAAACCAAAACCAATTTGATCATTTATCATTCTAAATTGATTTAAATAAGTTCCTATATTTTGTAATACAAGATCTGGTGTTTGCACTAGTTGTTTATTTTGGTTGTAAGAAAGAGTAGAAAATAAAAGAGCTCCTCCATTTAATCTTTCCACATAAGCTTTAGCAATACTACCAAATTTTTGAGGTAAACTCAATACTCTTGCCGTATAATCCTCTTTAGTAACACATCTCATTTGAGATGCAAAAAAAGAACTAGCATTGTTTTTAATTTCATCAACAGTTTGACCATCTGTTCCACCTGTTCCAGGTTCATCATTAGTTACATTTATCGATACACCAGCTGGAGTATTATTAATAGATGTAAGTTCTCCTACTTGAATATTTGATGTAGCTCCACCACCAACTCTATATGTAAATGTTAATGTTGTATTTGCTGGAGTTTCACCTAAGTTTGGAGTATTACCTGTAACAACACCTAAAGCACTTGGAATATCAGCAAGATTAGTTCCATTAATTGTCACACCAGCTTGTTCTACAGGATCAACATTTGAGCCAGAGTTACTAAACCTAAATAACCCATTACCAAATTGAGTTTTATAAGTTTGAGTATCCTCATCAAACTTAGTTACGAATTTTTTAGTAGTCTTAATATACTCAACAACATATGGAATTGGTATTTCTGATGTGTTATCTGAAGCATCACCTTGGTCATAAGCAGTTGCTCTCGTAGAATCATCTGAATAATGTGTTTGTTTTAAAATTTTATCTTGTGCTAAATAATCAACTTCATACCATTTTTGTCCTGAACCATCTTCACAATTTAATATCTCTATAACATCGTTTTCACCTAAATCTAATTCTAAAAATTTAGTTGGAGTTGTAATAGTAAATGACTTTGTTTTTGTTTTACCCGATACAGCTCTTACATATCTTGTTAGAGTATATGAACTAGCTTCACCATTACTATCAAGTATTGGAGCACTTATATCAGGATCACCAGAACCACTTGATGTGAAATCTATTTCATTAGTTGTTTCAAAAAGTATTTCTGAATCTACATTAGAAGCAATCTGTAATCCACTATCTATTGAAGATGGAGCTTCTCCATAAAGTGGTTCACCAGTTGTACTATCAGCATTTATCGTTGTCTCTACTTTTAATTTGACAACAGATGGTGTTTTGTTTGGAGTTTTATACCCTAAAAATTCAGCCAATCTTCTTACATTTCTTTTTTCGGTTGCAGTTGATAAAAGGTTTTCTTTGTAATTGTAATCAATATAATAAGAAAGAACATCACCTACATAACTTGATAGTTCTATTAACATCATACCAGGTGATGTTTCGTTAAAATCTTTGTATGTATCAGGAAAGTAAGATTTAGTATACTCAATCAAATCAGTTTTTATTGTACTAAAATCTTTACTTGTATAGTTTACATTCGTTGGTATTAATTTTTGTTTATCAGTATATGCCATTTTAATATGCTCCACCAGTTGTTTGTGCTGTTGACTCTCCACCACCAACACCATCAAATGTAACTTGAACACCTTCTGTACTATTTGGTGTTCTTCTTATGTTAAATTGTATGTTTATAGTAACTTGATTATTACTATCAATATTGTTTATTTCTATATTTCTTAATTCTACAAAAGGAAGCCATCTTTCAAATGCATCAACAATATTATTTTCTATTTTTATTGTAGTATCATCTGTCATTTGTTCAAATAAAAGTTGTTTTAGATTCATACCCAAGTTTGGTTGAAATACTCTTTCACCTTGATTAGTTTGTAATAAAAGTTTTATATTATTTTTTATAGCATCTACAGTTGTTTTTGTAGTTTTAAAAAATCCATCACCGCCAGTAACTCTAGCAAATGGAAAATCTATTCCAACTGATACCCTACTATCTTGGTCTTCTACAAATCTATCTTTTCTTCTATCTAATATTGGCATGTTATACCTCTACTGTCCTTTTTAATTGAACTTTACTTTGCATAGATTCTACCTTACCACCACCTATTGGATTATCTACGCCTTGACCTTTATCATCAACCTTAACAGTAATTAAAGGTATTGTACCAGGACCAACTGGTGTAACTGTGGGAACTGCACCTTGACTTGCATTTAATTTGGTTACAGTAAATGTTTGAGCCTGAACCCATTTTACTATAGAATCAGTTAAATCTTGTGCTAAAGTATCTAATTTGCCACCATCGTTAAATTCATAATTATCAGCAGGATTACTTGGTTCAACATTTTTTTTCAATGCGTTATATATATCAGATTTAAGTCCCATTTCTAAACTTTGCCTTTTCATATACTTTTTTAATTATATCAGAATAATCTTTGTTAAGAGCATTAGCTAAATGGTCTGGTAATCCTTGTGTATTTTCTGTTACAGATTGAACTTGTGGTTCTTCATTTATTTTTTTCCAATCACCAGCTGCTGCTGTTTCATTTAAAATATCATTTAAAATAGAATCTTTTGTTAATAAATTATTAGGAGGTGGTAATGTTGGAGTCGGAACCTGTGACTGAACATTTGTTTTTTTAGTTGGAGACGAGTTAAGCTGTGTTGTTTGATCTTCTACTATACTATTAGATCTACTTCTAACTAACACTTCATCTAACTTTTTTTCAAGTGCAGAAAATTTAAAATCTAACTCTTCTCTTACTACTTCTCTTATTAACTTCTTAAATATATTAACCTTCATTGTTCTGTTCCCTATTGTTTATTTCTATGTAATGATGATGACTCATAAATTCAGGACCATCATTTGTTATTGTTTTACTACCATCATCATTATCAGTTTCAGTTCTTGGTTGCAATTCATCTATCAAACTCTGTATTCTTTGAAACATTGGTGATGAGTTTTGATCTGTCAATGGGATAGGAACTCCTTGAACCAATGCTCTTGAATCTTGTAGTATTTGAGCAAAGTCTAAAAGTATTTGTCTTAACCTATCACCCAAAACCATAGGTTCAGCTTTAGACTTTGCCGGTACTCCTAAATAAATATTACCAGAATTAATAATTGTACTACCTTGATTGTTTAATGTAAAATTCTTTTTAGCACCAAAGTTTATATTTCTATTTGATGATACAGTAAAATCTCCTTGATTACTTCTAGCATCAAATGTTATTTTATCTGATGTAATTATTATCTGATCAAAAGTTGTTGTATTATTTAATTCTCCGTAATTATAATTAAATACTTCCTCATCATTATCATTACCAAGATTTAATTTAAATAAAACATTTTCATCAGTAGTTATGTCAGCTGATAACCTAAATTCGTTATTTAAAAAAAAGTTTTCTTCTAAAGATCCATTTTGTAATAATGATATTAAAGAACCTTTACTTAATGATTCTTCTATATTTTGATTATTATTACTTATATTTAATACAGGAAATATATTTTTAGATCCTATTCGTATGGCATTACCATGTCTACCTTCTAATAACATATCAGAGTGTTTTGATATACCATAATTTTGTTTACTTAATAAATCCAATACACTTTGTTTCTTTTGTAATTTTTTAGATTTCTTTGGTGGATATTCTTTTCCATAACCAGTTGTTTCATCAACATTATCTTTTATATTTAAACCTCTATCTTCTAACTTGGTATTATAAAAATTTGATGGTGAAAAACTAGGTTCATTAAATGTATTTAGAGGACCCATATAATAATATTTTTCTTTTATTAAAGAAAATAATACTATGTCACCTCTTGTTATCGAATCACTAATACCTCTAAAAAGAGGTCTAGCTTTTATTTTTCTTTGTATAGTTGGTAGTGTAGTGTTTAAAGGTCTTAGTTCTATTATCTGAGACGATTGGTTTTCTTCGTTTTGATTATTGAAATCAAAATTATTAGTAAAAATTTTGTTAACAAAACCCAAATTAAATTCTATAGCACTAGTTGCTACATTATCAAAAACTCTATTTGAAGACATTATGAGTTACCATACTTTTGTCTTATTTTAGACATATCTATAGGATCTTTATCAGCTATATCATCTCTCTTCTTCTGTAAGTCTTCTGCTACATCTTCAAGAGAAGCCATGAGTTGTTCTTTTTCTTCTTCAGATAAAAATCCAACATCACTTTCATCTACAGTTTGTTTGGACATTATTCTTTGATATAGAGTGGCTAGTTTAACAAGGTTATCATCATTTTTAATACCGACATCCATTAGTTCTTTAATAATAGGACCTACGATAGCAATATCTTCGATACCTTGTATGTAACCATGCACCTCTTGAATTAAAAGGTCAATTTGAGTTTTCTTAAGCTTGGTGTTATTATATATCTCTTCAGATAAATCAGAGAAGTTTTTATCACCAAATAATTTAAAGTCTTTTTCCATAACTATAAATATAGTATGGTTACAATATTACACTAAAGAACCTGTATATCTTAGGTTATCTATGTGACCTTTTGTAAGCACTTCTTCTTGAATTTTAGGATATATTTTACGAAATGTATTTGTAATCTGAGTTATTTTAGATGTTTTAACATCTGTCATCTCACGAATCATTATGTATATTGCTTTTTTATTAAAGTTATCAATATTGTTTTTGTTTTTACATAGATATAATATTGATTCTGCAATTTCTCTATCTTGTGGTTTTGGAAAAAGTCTTTCTATATTTTCATCAAAGTAATCAACCGTTTTTTTAAATACATCTAAAGATGGATTCTTTTTTATTTTATCATCTTCATCACCGTGGTCGTATAAAATATCAATATCATCATGAATCTTCATCTTTTTATAGTTAGCATTATTATTTAGAATGAGATAATTTTTTGCTACTACAGAAAAATAACTAAAAGCTTTACTTCCCTTTGTTTCATCAAATTTGTGCATGTTGATAACAAGATTAGATACAACCTCTTCTTGTAAATCTCTAAACCCATAACTAAAATAACTAAACTTAAAAGTGTTTATTATATTTTCTGCTAATTTAAGAAATGCTGTATGTATCTCTTCAGTATAAATTTTGTTTCTTTCTACAGTATTATCACAATGGTTATATCTTACAATAGCATCATGTACGGGTGTACCAAAATAAACTTTACTTTTCTTTCGTCTTTTTTTCATTTTCTTCAACCTCGGTTTCAAATAAATTGTCTAAGTCTTTTCCAAGTTGTTTTATCTCCGTAAAGAAAAAACCAACTTCATCATCTGATTCAAATGTGCCTTTATCATCTATAGTTTTAAGTTGAATTTTTATTGTTTCTATTGTATTGCTTATGTTTAGTATTATGTTTTCATATGAATTGATACGGCGTAGTGCATAAAAAGTCACCACCCCTAAAAAGGTGGCAACAATTCCTAATGTAATGGTAATTATGTAATGTAACAATTAAGACTCTAAATCTAGTATTTTATCATCTATTAAATCTATAACTTCTATAATTATTTCGTTTTGATCTTCTTCATGATGTGTATCTATTTCTAATAACAAAGCTTTTAAATCTTCTAAAAAGATTATCATCTCGCTATTCATTAAGCATCTCCTACTATGTTAGTTAGTAACTCAAGAATTTGTTCATTATCAAAATCATCTAATTCTTGAATGTGTTTGTCTAATGTGGAAACTAAACTTTTTATATGAGTATCTTGATATTGTTTTATTGTTTCAGCATATAACTCAGGATTCTCAATCTCTAAAACATCAAGTATCTGATTTATTAAATCGTTAGCATCTGTTAGATTCTTACGAACTTTATAAAACATTTCTTTATGCCTTGATTGCTCAATTTCTAACGAGTCCAAACGACTTAGTATAAAAGATAATACTTTAATGATTTGCTCGTTATTATGTTTTTGTTTCTGTTCCATATACTCATAAATATTCTACCAATCAATCAAATCACTTATATTTTAAATTTTAATATACATCCATTCCAATATCACCTAATGTTTTTAAGTCTTCACGACCATCACATTCGGAGTAATCATCAACAGCAGTATCATCTAATTCACCTTCATTAAAGTAATCAAGATTAACTCTCTTGTTTTCTTTATAATTAGGTGTAGATGATGAGTGCCTATCCATAGACTTCATTTGTCTCTTATCATCTGTTGATAATTTAAATTGGGAAAGATCTATTTTTTTAGTTTTATTCATTATTAATTAACCTCTTATTTTATTATTATTTAAATTTAAGGGACATAGTAGAAAGGAAGAAAGAACTATGCCCCTATAAGAACCTCTTAAAAATGAGATTCAATTCTTTGAGAACGATAACCTATTTAAGTATCCATAATAATATACAAATAAATAACCATTAAGTCAAGCATTATTTTTGAGAACTTGAAACTAAATTGTTAGAAACTTGTTCACT